GAGTTAATTGGGAAGATGTCTCAGTCTTATGTAATCATAACTTTGGTTGGTCACATGGGATAGATTTTAATGGTTATGCTTATTTTGGAGGTGGAAATTCTATTTATAAATATAACAAAAGTAAATTTTCAAAAGTTTTGGAAGTGGAAGAAATAAACGGGGTACATAGTTGCTGTAGGTTAAATGATGAAATGTATTTTTTATTTGGTCAAAGCTGGAAAAAGGATAGTGGAATTTCAAAGCTTTATGGATCTTCCGATGGGACTGACCAAAGTTATGATTACATAAGACTGAGACATCTTCCCAATTAACTCCATCTGAAGTTTTTGATATCCAGGATTTCTTATTAGATTCTTGCCAGCCTAATATATATAGTTCTCGTTTAAAAATGACAAAACTAACCATTCCTTTGTTTTTCCAAGTTTTAGTTTCTTCCCAATCTATTCCATTCGCACTCCTTAAAATTTTTATATCTCCTCCAGCTCGAGTCCAAGCTACATAACAATAAAATCCAAAATAAGCATAAGGCTTAGGATACCAGCCCTTTTCAATATGAACAATTGTCCATTTATTTGGATTATCCATTCTATAGATTTTACCGTTATCTCCCATATCTTCTGAAATGGCATACAAATTTTCTTTAAATGGCAGAAGACCTAAAACAGATTCTCCTCCCTTAAAAGTTATTAAATGCTCCCAGGGAGGATAGCTGTATATTTTTGGTCCTTGCATTTGGTATGTTCCAGTGTATAACTTCTCCTCAAATTCTTGTAAAGACCAAAACCACCAATCGTCCGTCTTACCAATCTCGATAAATTCAGATGTTGGAATAGGCGGAAGTAAAGGCTCTCCCTTTCCATCGAGAAAATCCAGAGTTTCATTGTAAAGCTCATAGTCGCTTCCTATTCCCTTCCCTTTATTACATTTCCAGCAATAGCAGGCTATATTCCCTTTTATTCCAGCTTTAGCAAAGGTGTCGTATTCATCCTTAATATAGCCATTCGGTTTCTGATATTCAATTAGGTCATCATCATAAAAAGTTTGAATAAGAGGAATGGCTTCAACTTTAGTCTTTTTCTTCCAAATATTCACAATGTCCACAATAATTTGCAGAGGTTCTTTAGTAGCCCACTTTGAATAAGGATAACAGTCAAGGAAGGCAACATCAAAAGCTTTGTCTGTGAAATATGTATCATATCTATTCTCATCGTAAGTTCCACTGTAAGCAACAGAGATAGGATGAGAATGGTCAATCTCTTTGACAAAACTGTATGCTTCCTCCTGTTCTTTTTTGCTGATTTTTTTCAGCATCGGTTCATCAAGAATATACCAAGAATGAACAGCAGGATGAGATTTCCATTTATTTATAAAATTCTTAACATCCTCCTTTGAGAATTCGTTTCCTGAAAAACAATTGGCAACAGAAGGAATCCACTTTAATCCAAGCTTATTACATTCGTTAAGAAAGTTCTCTACAACTTCATCACTCCACCATAAAGCGTTATAGGATTGGATAATGTTAAACCCGCAATCCTTAATTTTTGGGAGATATTGTGTAGAACCTTTCTCTTCATAATGGAAGAGAATCTTATCTTTTAATTCTTTAGATTCCTGCTCTTCTCCGCTAAATAACCATAAAATTAGCAGTAATAAAATTAAAATATCCATATTATCTCCTCTGTTTTTCTCTTAATGATTCTGCTAAATTTAAAATATTCTCCCAGCTAATTGATAGCTTTAAACTAACTATCGCTCCTAAAACACAGAATATTAAAGCTATCCAAATCATAACTTCCTCTCTTTTTCTAATTCTTTCTCTGCCATCTGCATCATTTTTTTGTATATTTTTTCTTTTCTCTCATTCTTCATTTTTTCTTTCTCGAACATCAAGACATCATTCTCTAATTGTACTTTATATTCTGGAGTAATCTCAGTTAGGATTGTTTCCTTAATACTATTTTTGAAAACCCGTTCTCTCTTTTTACCTTCATTATCTATATATTCTCTCATTTTCCCACCTATATTTATGCATATTTTGGTATTTTATAAATTATAAGATGTGAACCAGCTTTTATACCACTTCCCTGAGTTGCTGAAAATACCATAGATGTAATATTTGAAGAAGTATTTGCCCATGTTTGGGAAATACCAAAATGTCTATGGATTGTTTCTCCTGCTGCTACTGAGAGAAATTCCCCGACTGCTCTTCTTGCTTCTCCAGATTTCGCATACAAAAAATTATAAGCCAGTCCAATTTGGTTTGCAGCCTCAGTATATCCTAACCATAAATCAGTTTGATCCGTGGCTCCTCCAGCATAAGGTGAACCATCTTTAGCATATAAATATTGTCGACCATAATTAGCTCCGCCATCATTATTTAATCGTACTCTAAAGTAAGTATTTCCTCCGTATGTCGCTTTATATGCCCAGATAATGTAATATACATAATCATTATTACCATCTAATCCTGAAATTGTTATTGAAGTAGCATTGCTAGATAAAACAGAATCATAAACCTTTTGCCAGATTTGTTGAAGCTTACCAGCCGAGCACCAAAGAACACCAGAGGCATCATAAATATCAATTGCATAGTTACCAGAAGTTATTTCACCTATTTTAACCCTATCACGAGTTCCATCATTTATTTTTATTCCTTCCAAATCAGTGCCGAAGGCATCTTTGTCAATTATTACATGTCCAGAGGCAATAGTTAGCTTTCTCGCAATATCTGCTAAATCAGTAACATTTAGTTTATCGGCAAGAATAGACAGAGCTTTTATCATAGGACTTTCTATTGAATCTCTCCCAATATGAGTATGTTTTATTCCTCCTTGCTGAATCCCGCTTCCACTGGAGAGATTCGAGTCTCTTGACAGTCCTGCTATCGAATATTCCTGAAGCATTCTGCGCTGTGTAAGAAGCTCATCTCCAATAGATTTCTCCATTGCGCCCAGCTGAATACTGCATCTCAATTTCATAGCAGCCGATATATGGTATCGGACAGCTACTATCGGATAGTCATAATAGGTTAGACCGTCTTCGGAATAAATGCGTATCTTTCCATGGGGTTCAATCTTCTCGTAAACTTCGTCAAGTTCAAGTGTACCTCTGCGAATAGGGTCTTTTGTTTCATTCAGTTTTGAGGTTGCCCACCTCTTAATATCACTTATATTCCATTCGTATACTTCAAATCTATTAACTCGCCAGTGGTAATCCTTGCCTGAAGTAAGCTGAACTCGGACATATCTACCACTTTGCGGAGGAAAAGTAATTACTACATCAGCAGTGCTGTCAGGGCAACTAATACAGGGAGACGGTTATCTTCTCACAGTCAAGGACGCAACCTCACAAAGTAAATACGGTATTCGCAAGGATGTTTTGACTCTTCCTGAAGCTATCCCAGGCTTTGGCACTGATTTAGCTTTGGGCATCACTCCCACTACGAATCCAGTAGCAGGCACACCAGCGAATATGACTGACGGAAATTCCACGACTGAGTGGGATTCAGGAGCTAATCAAGAATCAGGACACTATATTCAGGTAGATTTGGGTTCAGAAAAGGATTATATCGGCAAAGTAAGAGTTGATTCAGTTAATTCAGCAAAGGAGAAAAATTATTCTTATGCGGACAGATTCAAGATTCTTATTTCTTCCACTGGTGATTTTACAGGTGAGGAAACGGAAGTCTTTGCCGCAGTAGAAGATTTTGGCACTGCTGATGTAGTAATTACTTTTCCTCCGCAAAGTGGTAGATATGTCCGAGTTCAGCTTACTTCAGGCAAGGATTACCACTGGCGAGTTAATAGATTTGAAGTATACGAATGGAATATAAGTGATATTAAGAGGTGGGCAACCTCAAAACTGAATGAAACAAAAGACCCTATTCGCAGAGGTACACTTGAACTTGACGAGTCAAAACATCCTTGCGAATACCGTATTTACTTTGTGAGGTTGCGTCCTTGACTGTGAGAAGATAACCGTCTCCCTGTATTAGTTGCCCTGACAGCACATCATACTCATTGATTATATTCTGAGTTTCCTCCTCAGGTTCAAAAAATCGGACTCCTTTGCCGATCCAATAACGCTTTACAATGTCAGTAGAAACAGGACGAAAAAACAATTCTTGCTCTTCGTCAACTCCCCACTCATAATTCTGAGCAATATCTCGGATATTACTAATGACCGCTTTAGCTTTTTTTCTATTAAATTTAAGCTGCAAGCAGGAGTAAGGAGGATCAGTTGGTATTATTTTTGAACTGCTCATTATGTTGCCTTCCTTATATGAGTTTTTCCGACAAGATATTTATCTGTCACATTTTCAACCACCAATGATAATTCTTGCCCCATATAGGTTTCATTTACAAGTTGATAATCTGCCTCTACAAACGCTCCGAATCCTGAGTAGGCATATATCTTTTTTGTTCCTTTTTTCGGCAATTTATGTATAAATCCTGTAAACCATTTTTCCTCATAAATATAGATTTCCATTTTATAATTATAATCTAATCCCAAATCTTTTGACACTTCCAGATTAAATGAAAAATTTCCGCCCTGCTGTAAGAATTTAAAATCCAAATTAAGCAGAGGGAAATTCTGAGTTTTACTTGATATAATTTTAACCAATCCTTCAGAGCGATTGTAAAAGCGAATATCGACGCCGAACTTAAAGACTCTGATAATAAAAGAATACTTAAAGCCCAATTTAAGCGATAATGTGCCATAAAGAATAGATTCAAAAGAGCGTTTAAAACCAAGATTACGAGTCAAATGAGCCGCTGGAAAATGAGTCCAGACAACGTCATTTGTATCTTTCCAGACAGCATCGCTTGTATCTTTAAATCGCACGTCAATCATTTTTTACCTTACTCCACCTATATTGTGTTGGGTTATTACTCCATCCCTTGCTCTTTCAGCGCCTCACTCCTTGTATAATTATGCAATTTTGTAAAAGCATTTTTAATGTCCGTAGGAATATCACTCCAGAGAATATCTCTTACCAATCGTTGTTTGGCAAGCCCTCCTACTTTGCGTCCTGAATCATTTACAAAATGATATTCTCTTATTAGGACTAATATATCCTGCCCATCCTCATTCTTGCCCGTGCCAATTTCCAGCTTGCCCATTTTTAAATCGTGAGCCGTAAAAGTTTTGTTTGACATAATTTCTCCTTTAAGCATCAGTAATATAGAGTATATTAATAAACATATTTCCAGAATCAGTCAATGCCGTAAAATCTTGTACTGCACCTCCTGTATCCCGAATTTTTAATAAGATATCATTCGAATCAGCAGCAACATCCAGATTATAGACGGCTGTACCTATTGTGTAACTCCACCAGGCTCCAAATGCCATAACGACATTGCCTGTCAGTCCTGATGCTTCTATTCTTAGTTCTTTTCCATCTTCTGATAGAGTAAAATGACCTGTTGTTGCATTTTTACTAATATTATCAGTTTCTGCTATGGCATCGCCGTTCCACCTATTGACGACTGTGCACTTTATAGTTGAAGCATTTGTACCATCTAAGATTTGCAGATATGCCATTCTAAGAATTCTCCCCGCTGTTCCATCCCCACCAATGGGGAGAATTCCATCTATACCTGACAGATTGTTAATTGAGTGGTTATTTGCGTCTAAATCACCTGTCAGTTTATTTATACTGGTCAGTATCCATCTTTTATCTCCCGCGTTTGTATCAGGAGCAATCACATAAGGAGAGTTTTCCGCAGCACCAGAATCAATATCAAGCCAATATTGGTGAACTACGCCAGCCACTACACCAATAGCCATATCCTGGTCATCAAGGGCTGCACCATCTATTGCGTCGAGTGCTCCTTGCGCACCGCCTGTAAGAGCAATAAATCCATATATATTTTTAGGATAAGCCATAATATTACTCCTCTTTTATTTTATGCCGTTGAATCCTCTGCTTCTAATTTAAAAGTAAAATCATATTTGTCCTCGCTATCTCCAAGAACCACAGGGTCTACTACTGCCCGCATCATCAAATCACCTGAAGCATATTCTGTATTGCTTTTCGTGACGCAAATTTCTTTGATAGTGTCAGCTGTCAAAGTCCCGTGAATCTCGGCATAAGTGAACTGGTGATTGTAAACAACTTTGTAGTCTGCTTCATACGTAGGAGTTACCGTCACATAGATTGCATTCCCAATCAAAGTGTGGTCGGTTGCTGCAGCTGGCGTATCAGAATCACCTGCTCCCATTGCCAACCAAGTAGTAGGGTCTGGAGAATCTACGTTCCCGATAGCTTTGACTACCTTTTCCAGAAAATCCTGAAGTATAGCACTACTCGTTACTGCCATTTAATTTACCTCCTTATTTTGTCTTTCAAGCCTCTCTTTTAAGTCCTTCAAATGAAGGATTAAATCATCAATGGATATTTTCCCGCCAATATCAATTCTTTTGATAAGATTATTCTTATCTAAAAAAACACCGACTGCCAATTTTTTTAATCCAAATTTTGTTTCCATAAAATTCTCCTTTTATAAATATCTTTTACGGAATTCAAACTTTAGTTCATTATCACCCACAGTCCCAGTTATCGTTACTACAATTGAATTATCTCCTGATAGCAAATTAAAGAAGCAACCTGAAAAATGTGTTATATCATCAGCATCGTTTAATTTACAGTAAGCATTTCTACAATCTACAACTACTTTGTCTCCGCTTACCAAAGCACTTGCAGGCTCATATTCAAAGTATTTATCGCTATCAGTTGTATTCTGAATTTTTATTTTTGTTATGCTTGCTCCTGTTCCTGCAGTAAATGTAATCACAGGAGAAACCTCCACATCTCCTTCATTAGTCACTGTATAACTATGCGGAGAACTGTCAACTGTCTCGTCGTCAGTAGTCTCATCCTTATAATAGCGGAATGGGTCTATTGCCAAAAAATCTATATTTACTTCCACTGCAGTTAGCATTCCCAAAAAGCTACTCTCAAAATTAGAGCATTCCACTTTATAGAAATCATCCACAAACTGTGTGCTATATAGACGCAAATTTTCAGTATAGCAGGCACTGCGCATATTTCGTAGCTCGGTCTCCATTGCTGATTGAGTGTCCTTCTTAAAAATTCCGTGTAAAGAGACCATTCTCGTTGTAATTTTGGAGTCTGAAGTAATCACGCTGCCGTGAGCAAGAGCTCGTTCAGTAGTGTCTAATCGCTTGGTAAATGGTTCTTCTGTGAGTTCTATACCAGTAGGGAAGGTATAGATAACCGTGTTATTGCTATCTTTGAGAATTACTGACATTATACTCTCCTCATTGTATCTGTTATTCTATCAGCTATTTTTCGCATAAACTTCTCTTCGTCTAATGTACTTACCAAATTCCCAGTGTGTAAAATCCTTATATTAAAAGTATTTCCTCCTGCTTTTGCTCTACCACTTTCTTCCCTCACAATCTTTCGCATCATTGGTTCAGGGGATATAATCTCTGGAACGTGTCTTTCAGCTACCCAAGCAAGTGTTGGTTTCTTTGCATAGAAACCTTCCTGTGCTGCAACTGGGTTTAAGCCTGCTCCTTTTAAATACGCTCCTTGAGCCAAATAATACTCAGCTGGATGGAAGGCAATCCCAACTTTATGAGCAAGCTTCATAATCACATTCATCAGTGAATTCCAGGCTCTCTTAAAATTCTCTTCCATTTTTCCCATAGCATCTGATATGTCCTCACCGTAATCTACCAAATCATCAAAGCTTCCATTGACTGAATCTGACATCGCTTTTAAAGAGTCAAAAGCTCCACTTAAGAGGTCAACCCGTTTAATATTCAAGCCAAATGCCCCAAAGAGAGCGTTTAAGACTGCAATACCAATATTAACAACCATCTGAATTGCACCAATAACCATAAAGAAAGCTGCAGTAAGATAAGCTGCTGCTGTACCTAAAGGAGGTAAAATAGCTTTTAGAATGTTAGCAAGCAAAGCAGCAAGAGGCTGAAGAATAGCATTAATTGCACCAAACATCATAGCTAAAATTTTCATAACAGGCATAAGAACTGAAGCTACAATAGTTCCGAGAGAAAGAAATATTTTGCTAATTGTATTGAGAAGAGGCCGTAATCCTCTACCAAACGCTTCAGCAACTTTAATAATTGGAGTCAAAAGATGGCCAAATGCATCTGAAACCTTTTTGATAATTTTTGAGATAACTTCTTGAAGTTTCTGATATTGTTTAGAAGAAGTTAGAAGTTTGATGAAAATTGAGACGAGTTTCGGCACAATTTTGTCTAAACCCTTAAAACCTCCCAAAAGTCCTTTACCAGCCTTTTCTAAAGGTTTAAAGATAGGCTTAAAAAGATTCTCGAAACCCTTAAGAATAGGTCCAGTCAATCCTTTAAAGAAATTAGTCATTTTTACAGATAAATCTGAGAACCACTTTCCAACTGGAGCAAAAACAGCACCCATTTTTATAGAAATCTTTGTTCCTGAAAGAGACTCGATTCGCTCCTGAATAGGGTCAAATAAGCCTATAAAAGCAGAACTCATTTCATCACCGACAGTCTTCCAAGCTTTAACCAGCTCTTCTTTTTCTCTTTTATAAGTTCCTCTTCTTTCTTCGTATCCTTTTTGAGCTAAATCGTTTAATTTCATCTGCATCTTTAAATGTCTTTCAGCTACCATATCAGCCATTACTTTTGCCAATAAATCAGCTTCTTTCTTTTCTTTTTCCTTTGCTTCTTTTCTCCTTTTCAGTCCCATTTCTGCTAAATCGTTTAATTTCATCTGCATCTTCAAGTATCGTTCTTCCACAAAACCAGCCATTACTTTCGCCCATAAGTCTGCTTCTTTTTTCTCCCTCTCCCTGATTTCTTTTCTTTTTCTTCTCCCCATTTCTGCTAAATCGTTTAACTTTTGCTGCATCCTAAGATTTCTTTCTCCCACTAATTCAGCTTGAACTTTTGCAAGTAATATTGCTTCTTCTTTTTCTTTTTCTCTTATTTTTTTCCTTCTCTTAAGTCCCATTTGAGCAAGATCGTTTAATTTCTGCTGCATTTTCAGATATCGCTCTGCGACCATATCAGCAATAACCTTCTCCAACAAAAGCGCCTCTTCTTTTTCCTTTTCCCTGGTTTCCTGTCTTCTTTTCCTGCCCATCTCGGCAATATCATTCAGTCTCATTTGTAGCTTTAATCTACGCTCTGCGACCATATCAGCAATAACTTTTTCCAATAACAAGGCTTCTGCTTTTTCCTTCTCTTTGGTTTCTCTTCTTCTCTTAAGACCCATCTCAGCAAGGTCGTTAAGTCTTTGTTGTAATTTTATTCTTCTTTCAGCTACCATATCAGCAATAATCTTCTCAAGTAAAAGTGCTTCCTCTTTTTCCTTTTCTTTTGTTTCTTTCCTTCTTCTCAAACCCATTTCAGCCAAATCATTCAGTTTTTGTTGTAATTTTATTCTTCTTTCTAATACTATGTCTGCTATAATCTTCTCCAATAACAATACTTCTTCTTTCTCTTTTTCTTTTGTTTCTTTCCTCTTTCTTCTACCCATCTCAGCTATATCGTTTAGTTTTTGTTGCAATTTTAATCTACGTTTCGATATCATATCAGCTATAATCTTTTCTAGTAGTAATGCTTCCTTTTTTTCTTTTTCTCTTATTTTTTTTCTTTCTTCTAAACCTTTAGCCGCTAAATTATTCAGTTTTCTCTGTTGTCTCTTTTGATATTCTGCTATCATTCCCGCAATTACTGCAGCTTCTGCTTCTTTTTCTAAAGCTTTTCTAAGCTCATCTGATTTTTTTTCTAATTCTGATGTAGCTTCGCCTGCCGCCTTCAGCTTCTCTATAACTAAATCTAATTTCTTCTTATAGTCTTCCCAATCAACTGCCGCTCCAAACTCTCCTGCTGCCTTACTAACATTATCCCATTCACTGCTTAAATCATCTACATATTTTCTTAAATCTTCAGGTATCTTAGAATATTGAGATTTGATTATCTTCCAGGCCTCACTCATTCTTGCTGTGAACTTCTTAGGCTCTTTTAAGGTAGTTTGAGGTATCTTAATAGTCAGAGCATTCTCAGCCACCTCAGGAATTTTCCCCAGTTCTATACTCCATTTATTCTTAACATCTTCGGCATACTTACTCATCTCTTCTTTCGATGTGCCAAATGTTTTTAAGATGAAGTTAGGAGTTTTACTGAGAAGGGATATTACTTTGCTCATTACCCCCGATATAGTTCCAAGAATAGAGTTAGCAAAAGTTTCAAAGCCTCCAATAATAGGATTGATTACTTTTTGACTAATAAAGTTGACAAGTTTAATGAAGCCTTTAGAAACCTTATTTATTGCAGACGCTATTGCCTTAACCATTTTTTGCCCCGCAAGCTGATAGTAATACCAGAATTGCTCGACAACCCATTGAAGGGATTTTATGAGAGGGGCCCAGATTACTGAGGTTACTCTGGCTAATAATTTACCAAGCATTTCCAAAGTTCTACCCCATATCTTTAAAAGCGCTATTTCAAATTGACCGAAAAGCTTCAATCCCGCCTTGAATACACTCCAATCAGTGAAAAACTTCCAAATTATCTTACCCAGTTGTGTGAAGGTTAGCTTGGTTGCTTCCCAGATTGATTGCCCTAATATTTTCCAATTGTCCATAAGATAGTTAATTCCTTTGAGGAAAGTATTAAGGAAAGGCACAATAGCTACTTTAACAATGTCGCCAAGTTTTTCCTGAAAATCTCCCCAAGCATTAGCGAGTTGTTCAACTTTCCCCGCAGGAGTTTTTGCCATCTCTTCAGCTACGCCAGCAAAACGCTCTTTCAAAATTTTTTGAACGTTTGACCAATCTCTCTGTTCCTTTGAAAGATTTCTAATAGCAGGAACATATCGAGCAAGCATCTCAGGTTGACCTTCCATAGCACGGCCTACATACATAGCCGCAGTTCCTAAATCCATACCAGCACCTGCTGCTAAGTCCATAACAAGAGGCCAGGACTTCATAGCAGCCTGGGTATCAGTAACTATACCCAAAAGCTTTGACATAGCCTCCATTTGGACTTCATCACCGTAAGTGGTTTTTCTCTGATAAGCAGCAGTTACCCTTTCAATACGAGGAACTAAGGCTTCGTAATCTCCTCCCTGAGCCTTAATAAGCGCCCGTAACCTCTGGACTGCTTGCTCTTGTCTATTAGAGGCCTCTACCCATTTTTTTGCCATCATTATAGCTGCTGCTCCACCAACTGCAATGAGAGCTCCTTTCATAGACAATAAACTTTTGATAAGACTCTTGTTTTTCTTCTCTACTTGAGCTATGCCTTTCCCCATATCAGCAGTTGCTTTACCCGTCAAAAGTTTAGCTGATTTTAGTTCGCTCTCAAACTTTGCCATATTAGTGCGGAGCTCTAGGTATGCCTCGCCTATCTTACTTCCTGCAGCCATTATTAAGACCTTCTCCTAAAAATATATTCCCAGCATCTTGGTTCTGATATAACTTCCCCTAAACACTGAATTAAATTCACAAAAGATTTACATAAACTCCATAGCATTTATAATCCTTTCCTTGGCAATTTAATGCCTCTTAGCTTTGCTTGAGCAATGAGTTTTCTTTTCTCACTGGTACTCAGAGGCATATTCGGTATTCTTTCTCCTGAAGAACCACCTTTGCCTGTTTCTGCTTTTATCAATTTTTCTCCGTCCTCTAATAACCTGAAGACTTCAAATAATGTCATCTTCTTGAATTCATCTTTTGAACATCCATAAAACCTCTTAAGCTCGGCAAAAACGAAGTCCCAATCAAGTGCCCACAATTGAGAGAAATAATCTACGCCTTTGCCTTCGGAGAGTTTTTTCTTTCTTTTTTTTCTCCTACGATACCCCCCATTACGTAAGCGATTAAATCTTCCATCCCTGCAGGATTGCTTGCTACAATCTCATTCGCTTCCTCAAGTGTTAGCTCGGGACTTTCTTTCCTCAACCCTATGTAAAGAATATAAGACATCGCTTCATTTGAGGACATCAAAGGTCTTACCTTTTCATCATAATATTTTGTTATCTCTCTTTCATTGTTTCCTTTGATTCCCCACTCTTCAAGTTGAAGTTTTCTGATTTCCGCAATAATTCTGTCTTCTTTAACTCCTGCTATCCTCAAAGATTTTCCTACTTCACCTATATAAAGGGTCTTCAGATAACGAGCAATCTCCCCATAATCCTGAGTAGTAATTTGTCGTAACTTGTATTTTTTCCCATTAAATTCTATCTCTACGGGAGTATCAACGGTTCTATCAATAGCCAATTTAACCTCCTTCTTTATAAAATTTAGGTTGACTCATAGCTTAAAACTCCTGTTCCCTGTAAAGAAATAGGTGACATTATCAAACTATCTACTGCACAACTCGCATCAACTCCTGTTAATCGAGCCCAGCCTTCGTATCTCTGGCTATTTCCTGTGTCTTCGTAGAATTTGACAATAACTAAATTAGTCATCTCATCCGTCCACTTCTCATTAAGCCAGAATTGTTCTGCTGAACCTGTCCAGCCTTTCTGTAATCCCACGAAAGTTTTCCATCCAGTAGAGCTAAAGTCCGTTCTCTCTACCGTGTCACCAGCATAAGAGAAGCTCCAGTTCCTGAATCCTCCTGCCTGAGCCACTACCCAGTAGGTATAGCTGGCAGTAATCGCCAGAGTATCCCCAGGAGCAGTTGCAAATGTGATATGTCCTTGAACTGTAACAATATAATCTTTTACAACTGTGCCATCTACCTTAACCACCAGGCTATCGATATCCACATTAGCATTATCCAGGTCAAATTCTTTGGTAGTCCCATCTCCAGTGTCTACCGCCTCATCTGTGACAGTCAAACTACTAATAGCCTTAACTGCATCTATGTGAATTGTATTAGCTTTTGAATTAGCAGTATATTTCAAACCGATTGAGACAACAGCGTCCAGAGCTGATGGATTGTTTAGAGTCAATGTCACAGCCGTCCAAGTATCTGCTGTTAGAGCAGGAATATCCAAAGTTTCTTCTGGTGATCCACATTCCACTGATTCATCTAATAGCAATTGTAAGTCTCCTGAGGCAACCGTCTCTAAAGACTTTATCCAGAGTGTTATTCTCCTATAGTTAGTGAGGTCTAAATCTACTACTTCCGTAGCCAAAATATCACCATCAGAAACTGTCCCTGCAACTGTGAGTTTAACGCTGGCCGAGCCTTCCTTATAATCAACCTCATCAACTTCAGAGGTTACATCAGAATCAACCTTCTCATCCCAGGCGTCCTCGCAATCCTCTACAACCTTATCTAATACTTTCGCATAAAATGCGCCTAAATATCCTTGTTTAGCCATATTATTCACCTCCTGTTTTTTAGGTCAAACCAAGGATTAGGCATAACTTAATTCACCAGTTCCCTGAAGTCCAAAACTCGCAGTTATTACTCCATCTACCGCTGCAGAAACATCCCAGGAAGTCACAATCGCTTCCCCAGAATACTTGTGAGTATCATCTACATACAGTTCAATCGTTGCTGCTGTTCCTGCTACACCTGCTCGAAGAGCAGCCTGAGCAGAATCAGTCTCATCCCAGTAAGCTTCTCCAGTTACAGTCCAACTTTTGAGAGTCCCTACAAATTCTTTCCATCCGTTAGAGGAAAAATTAGTCACCTCTACTGTATCTCCAGCGTGAGTTAATCCCCACACGTGAGCATTACCTACTGCAGTAGGAGTTCCTGAGACATCGAATTTTATGTTGCCCGAATACCCTTTGTACTCAGCCATTATTATTCACCTCCTAACTTTGCTAATATATATTTCTCATTAACTTCTGTCTCATCAAAATAAATTATCTTCCAACCATATTTACCAAATACCTTACTTCTTTTCTCTTTCCATTGTTCTATAGTTTTATGATTTCTTAACTTGTAATACTTCGCATAAACCTCTATAGCTATTTTTTTTCCATTAATATTTATAAAATCAGGATTATAATTTTCAATAATAAAAGAACCATTGCCTACGAACTTATAAGGTAATTTATATTTATTAACTATATTTTGAAATTTCTCCTCAAGAGAAGAAGGAGTTCTTCTCGTCAATATTTTCTTAATATCTTCTTTTGGTCTCTTTTTCCCTAGCCAATATCTAGCATTATTTTTACTGATTTTCTCTTTTGTTTTTTCAGAAAGAGACATCCCTTTTTTAAATTCAGTTTGTGGAGATATACGTTTACCTTTTTTAGCTCTACTCAATTTCTCTTTTATCTCTTTCGCTTTCTCAATTCCATATATTTCTTCATAGGTCTTATTCTTTTTATAAGAAGTTTTACCCTCATGACCTTCCCTCATCTTTTTTTTGGATTCTTCTGTATGATGTTTATTTTTCATTCCAGAAATCAACCCTATATGAGATTTACTCAATTTATTTCTTATCTCTTTTGCCCTCTCAACTCCATATTCCTCTTCAAGAGTCATCCCTTTTCTATGTGATTTTCGTTTATTTTTCATTATTCCTTTCTCCAAATACTTTTAATTCTTGTTCTTCTTGTTTCTCAATTTTTCCTTTTTCCTCACTAAAAGGATTGCATAGATAATACATTCCACACTCCTTGCCTATACAAAGCTCCTTGTTTGTCGTCTACAAGACCAAACTTCATAACGGGCAATACTTTGTCAATTATTTTCTCCTATTTTGATTTGCTCATAATAAGTCTATACTCCATAATTTTATGCCAAATAGCTGTCTCGTCTTCGTATAGCAACCTTGTCATACCTCGCTGGCAAAAGACATTTGTATAGCCGACTACCGATATAGTAGCCTCGTCAAGCTCTCCTGCCACTGCTTTTGCTATCGTCCCAACTTCTGACGCTGAATTACTATCACTAAATATATCCACCTGCAAGAGAAGT